TTACACATTTAATTCAAACGACACATTTTCATCTTTTAACAGCTTTCTGGGGGCATTATTATTTTTATAAATCATTATATCGTTATACTTAGCTCCATAATTCAAAGATGTATGGATTATAACTTTAGTAGATTCATCAAAAGGACTTCGCTTAAATCCATTTTCTGACATCCATTCTGCAAGCTCTATAACTTGGCTTTTTTCACTGGTAAAATAGAAATAAGGTTTATCCTCCAGTAGATTAAGAATATTCAAATAGTCGGTAAGTTTCCAATAATCCATATTGTGGTAGGTTTTGGTATCGGTTGATAGATATGGAGGGTCTATAAGAAACACCACATTTTCAGTGTTTTTGTATAAACTATACAAATCTCTATAATCCATTTGAATACGCTCCACTCCTTTTAAATATTGTTCAGACTCATAGTGTGTTTTTTTAGTATTGTTATAAATACTCACTTTCTCTAAGTCTTTTAAACAAGTTACATAGTTCGCTGAAAATAAAATGCTTCCAGATAAAGTAATGTAATCTACAAAGCCCTTTTCTGCTTTCAAAAGGTCTAATATCTGCTTTCTTTTTTCTCCATCAACTCTTTTTCTAGGTTCATCTTTTAAAATATTCCTAATATTTGCGAGTATTTTATTCGTTTTAGGAATGTTTTTAAGTCTTTCTGAATAATTATCAAAGTCATTGTAAATTACTTTTGCTTCTGGATATACAGACTTAACCGTATGGCTCAAAAGCCCAGAACCTCCGAATAAATCTACATATATTGCATCGTTTGGGAAACTCTTTAAAGCCTCTTTAAAAGGCTTTACAAACCTCCTTTTCTGCCCTTGAAACGGCAAAGGTGCTTGATTATAAATTTTCATAGTTATTAGTTTTTTTAATGGTTATTAGTTCTTATATTTGCAACTCTCAGGGTAAACAACAAGCACGAAGTACAGAAGACTTTTTGTCCTCCGTAGCTTCGTGCTTGTTGTTTTTAAAATACCCTGAGAAAGTTTTTAAAAAGCGGAGGACATTTTTTTAATCCCTATCCTCCAAAGGGCTTTTAATTCTCTTGTTTCTGTCTTTCTTTTTTGAGATGCTCGGCAATTTCTCTCATCACATCTTCTCTGTTCTGCATCAGCTCCAGCATCTTTCTGAAACTCTCATCAGTTCGTCTTCGGGCTTTATCTTCGGCTTTTTCTCTTACTGATTTTGCTTCGGTAAATACAAGTCCAAGCGCTACAAATATGCTCACAAACGGTACACTCCCGAGTGGATGTGGAAAGAAATAGGGCGTTACCACATCAAAGATGTCAAACAGGAAAGCAAAGCCCATCAAAGCAAAATAATAGGTTGCTTTGTTGATGGTTCTTCTGAACCCCTCTGAACTGGTTGCTTCTCCTAATTCTTTGGCTTTTTTTACGCCGAAATAAAGGTCAATGAGCATTGCTACAATAACCACAATCCAAGTAAAACACACCACAAATAGAGTAGTTATAAGTGTTTTATAATCTCCTTCTAAGTAATCTATAATCATAATTTTTTATTTTAATTCTTTTAAGTATTATTTTAATAAAGCTTTAATATAAACTTTTTTGATACCTCCTTTGGCTGTCAAAGCAGGTGCTAACTCTGGCATAGCGAAGTGCTTAACTCCGTTATGTGTGATTAACTGACTATTTGGATTAGTTGCCCTAAAGAAAGTTCCATTATTATAGATTATAGTAAGCTCCTGCACCTCTATAATGTTATCTATATTCGGTATCTTTCTAATTAGAACAGTGTTCAGCTCATCTCCTGTTGCTCCTTTTCTGGATATACTTAGAGCATCAGACCAATAGAAGAAGTTGTCTATCATATGCTCTGAAACTCCTAATTTCAACTCGGATATGTGAGGTGTCCAATCCGTTGCCTTAGTTCCTCTCTCAATCTTATAATATCTAACATCAACAGCTAAATTAGGCACAGGTATGTTAAATCCTACCCAATCAGTCTCGTTAGTCCAGCCCTCTCTTTTTACTCTTACCCAAGTATTAGGTGGTACGGATTGACCCCAGATAGTAACATTTTCTGTATGAGCGTGTCTGAAATCCATTGAAATAGTATACCCACCTTTATTTGTATTTGGGATACCCTCCTCAGCATTCATGTTAAATCCATAAACTCCAACACTCTTTCCAGAAGCTGGTGTATATCTAACAAAATAGCCTGTTCTATCAGATATAACTTGTGCGTTACCTGTTCCCTCTGAGTTAGGGCTAAACATAGGTGCAGCTGAATTTCTCGCTAAGTTTCCTACTCCGATAGTAAGGTCATTCAGCTTAGTGTCTACCTCTGCTTTAGTATATCCGTTAGTACCTCCGCCACTTCCGTTTACAACTCCAAACTCTAATATCTTATCTACTACGAGCTGAGCTAAGATTTTATGCCCTGCTTTGTTAGGGTGCAGACCATCAATATAGAATAAATCATGATTGTAGTTGTTAAATCCTGTCTCTCTGGTGTCAATCCATCTAACTCCATAGAACTTAGCTAATTCTATCACTCGCTCTGCAAACCTATCTGAACCCTTATTGGTGTCATCATTTGAATTTTCATTAAATGATTTAAGAGGTGTGAGCAATACAATCTTAGATTTCTTGTAGTGTCCTAACATATCCTCTAAAGCTAACTGATACGCTCCTGTAAATGAGTTAAAGTTAGGGTTTGAAGTGTCTGTTATAGACCCTAAACTACCCTTAGGTTTAATCTCACCGAGTGGTCTTGGTGTAGTTGGGTGATGCTCCAATCTTTGGTCATTAGCTCCCATTAAGATGAAAATGTAATCACTATCTTGAGCTACTACTCTTGTTCTTCTCAATGCAAATCCATTGGGGTCATTGTTTCCTTGAACAAGTGAGCCAGACCTTGCGTCAATATTACCTTTGATACCGCCTGTCATAGAAAGCAGCTGACCTACCCAAGTATCATCAAAGCTGTATCCTGTTGCAGTCTTATACTCCGTTGAGGTGTCTCCGAAGTTAGAAATGCTATCTCCAATTACGGATATTTTCATACCTGCCAACTTATTTATAGCATTCGGAACAGGTGTAGGTGTTCCACTACCTATGAAACTGCCTATAGGCACACTCTTAATCAGACCATCTGTGCCGATGACTAACGCTTTAACTATATCCAGATTAGACTCTTCTTGAACATACTTAACATTCAAAGTAAGGCTACCATTGATTACCAGCTTTCTGTTGTCAAACTCTCCATAGATTAAGGCATTTGTGACTTCACACCTCTTAGTAGCTGAGTTATGGATAGCTAAAATATTATCTCGGTTATACTTCAAATCTATATGGTTACCTAATATAACTGAGTTATATAATCTGAGGTGTCCATGAGCCCAGAAGAAATTACCTATTACAATGTTGTTGTAGTCTCTATACTGAACACCTCCTCCTGCATTAGCACCAATCCAAATAGAGCCGATAGTCGTAGTTGCTCCTGCTGTATTTCCATTGAACACATTACCTACATTATAACCTACATATACTGAGTTAGAACTACTTAATCTACCTGTAGCTTTATCATATCCGAATGAGCTACCCAAACCTATTCTACCTGTAATATAGTCTTCAAAAACAGGAGAAATCTGTTTAAGGTCATCTAAGGTTCTATCCTCATTGCTGAGGTTTCCTCCTGCTCCTGCTCCTAATAAGGTTAAGCTGTAACCTGCTAATAGTTTAGAGGCAGCATTCATACCTATGATAACATTATCGTTACCTTTCTTACTCACATTAAATGCATAGTGACCTAAAATAGTGTTATTTGAACCATCATTAGAAGTAGAGTTATTAACTCCCAACAGCAAGTTAAACCTACCTGTATTACCCTTATTGTAGTTACCCCAATACATGTTCCAATTAAGCATTCCAATTTCTCCATTTGGACTACCTATATTAGAATTTGGGTCTGAACCTAATTGTAAGAATGAGATAGGCTGAGGTACATAAGTGCTTCCATTATCATCTACAATGGTTCTGAAGGTTATTTTACCTAACTTTTCGTTAATCTCATTTTTGGTGTATGCATCTATCGGTGTGCTACTAGTTGGTAGGTGTGGTTTTAATAATGTAGCCCACGCTTGAGCTTGTAAATCAGTCATACCAGAAGCATCCGCATTAGCTTTATTAGCTAATTGGTCGGCATCTGCCTTGCTGGAAAGCGTGGTGCTAAGGTTTTGAATGTTTTCCTGTGGTATTATCTCATCTTTGTGCCAATAGGAATCCTGCCAACTCCAAAATTGGTCTTGCGTAGGTTTTAAACCTGTTTTAAACCAGCTTTTAATAATGTTTATTGTTGTCTTTGCCATAATCTTAAACTTTAATCAAATCCTATAAACTCAATGAACTTGACAATACGGTAAGGAGGCATATTATTGTGAGACTGATTACCTCCAAACTTTAACTCCATTTGTTCATGAAGCCATTGTGATGCTCCCCCTGCAATTTGTGCCTGTCCTCCGCTTACTCCTCTTACTACTCCTGTACCAAGTCTTGACATGTGTGTGACTGTCTCAAAACCACCTTCTATCACAGGGAGTTCATGAACCTTAAGCTGATGTGTCTTTTCTCCATCATTTTTTAGCAGTTCGCTAAAATCAGCATCATCTGGATTCCAGCCCAGAGGCATTCTTCCCCGTAGGTCGGTGCACTCTTTCCAGCCCTCTGGTATAGGTTCGCTGGCTGGTTTCCCCCAGATAGCGATTAAACCGATTGGTACTGGAGTTTTCTTGTTTTCCAGCGCTTTAATCCTTTTCTCGAAATCCGCATTCTTTACCCCTTGTTGTATCAGATTATCTACACGCTTAAAGTCCTCCCATTTAAAAGTCTTTTCTGGCGTGGAACTTCCGAATCCTGCGTATCTTTTGTAAATGATGGGTTTTGTTGCTCCATCTTCAAATACTCTGCTTTCTGTTTCTTCCTTGATAATAACATTAGTTGAGATGTTTCCGCCTTTGAACTCTAGAAGTTCGCCGTTAATGTATACCGCACCATCGCTCACTGTATTTCCAGTAATGACACAGCCCGAAATGATGACCAGTTCTCCTGCGAGGCTTCCCAAGTGGTTAAACAGCGAGTAAGCCGTCTGCACTGCATCCAATATGTTAGTAGACATTGGGAATCCTCCCGTCTGATTGAAATTTAATTTATTCATAATAACTCTTTTAGAAGCCCACATAATCAAGGGCTATAATGTCTGTTTTCATTTAATAGGTTTCTACTTTGTATCTTTTTGAGGCTAATTTGTAAAAGTCAATGATGTAGCGCATTTCGTAATCATTATACTGCAATCCCGCAGGAACCAGCACGATAAAATCTACTCCCGTATCGCCATAGTCTGCATCATCCCGAAGATACATCACTCCTAAATACTTAGGTTTTTTCTCTCCATCTGTATAGATATACTCTCTTTTGTAGCGGTTTCCTTCTGCTATTTTTATCCGCCTTAATGAAATATCAAATTTATCATTAAGCGCAGCGCGGAGGTAGCACACCTGTCCATTGTGGGCGAGGTTGTAGAGATTAGCATTCCTATTCACATTGAAATCATCGACTATCTTTATCAAAGGATAATGAAGCGCCCGAAGCCATGCCGAGAGCTTTTCCCTACGGAGGAAAGTCGGAGTAAGTAAGCTCGTAAGCTTTGGAATATCTAAATTAAACCACATACTCTATATTATTGAAATTCTCTATTTTAAAATACCCAGAAACAGGGATTTTCTTTACCTCAATCGTTTCATAACCACCGTAATCATTCACTCCTGCATCTATCCATTTACTTTCAGCGAGGATAATGTGCGGAATTCTTACACCTTCTACCTGCTGAAGAGCATCCACCAAGTGTGCGAGGACTAATTCTCCATCAAATGGCAAGTTTTTCAAATATTCTTTAATGGCATCCTCCACAGGCTTTTTACCCGTTATGATACTTTGTCCATTTTCATCCAAAACCAATGGGTCTCGGTAGATTTTCATTTGTAATTTGAGAACATCGGGCAGATAATTGATAACCGTAATTCTTACCCCTGCATCCTTGATTTCGTTCATGTAAGCATCGAAAGATGCTTTTTGTCCAACACTTATCGGCTGGAGTTCTCCGCCCCGTTCGGTTGCAATCTTGACAATGAGACGGCTTTCGGTATCCGCTTCGGTTACTGCTGAATATTTGACAATCTTAGATGCCGATATCTGGTCTTCGGTAAATCCTTGATTATTGAATTTATCCGTGTCCGTGATTAAGTCAAATCCGTATTGAAAAGCTAACGCCTTGTTTCTGTACCATCGTGCCGTGTGGGGTTTTAGTTGAGTTAAAGCCTCTAAAACCTCTGCCTTGTGCTGGTCAAATATCTGCTCCAAAGTGTATATCACAAATGCTGTGATGTACGCCCAAAGCCTCCATATCGCCACCTTACTGGTGGATGTCAGCCCTGCAAGAGCAGGTTCAGACTCTTTGGCTTTAATTATCTCGTTGTTGATTTGTTCTATTGTTCGCGCCATTTTCTAACTTACTTTAAAATCTACACTAATTGCCCAATATCCGATACCCTCTAATCTTTCCGCCTCTGGAAGCATTATTACTGCTGTGGCAGGTTGAAGCCTTTTTGCGGTATAATAATTCAGCACATCGCTGTCTTTATTTACATTATCTGGAAGCTGGATTTCTGCTCCTGCGGGTAAATCATCAGTCAGGCTCAGCCCGTTGGCAACCGCCATCGCAAAGGTATTCTCCACCGCTCCCGTGTGCTGAACCGCCAAATCTAAAAGACTTTGATTGTGTAATATGATGGTTGTCATATTTTATATTTCTATTTTTAAGTTTTCAAATCCATCTGAAAGGTCAATTTTAGGATTTTGATAGTTATCATTTTCTAATTGTATCTTTAAATCTCGTTTAAAATCACTTTTAACACGATTGGTTTTCTTTAAATAATTCACTACTCCAAAACCTGTAATAGGATAGTTTTTATATTCTCCTTTTTGAGCATGTACTATATGTTCTACATGTTGTTGGTCACTGTTATCAATTACAAAATCCCCATTATATAATTGCAGATCGTTATTGCTATCTAATAATATATCCTGTCTCATAGTTTAGCTGATTGTACCGATTCCTTCAGTAGTTGTTGCTCCAGACCCTCCTGTTGTATTTACATTTATTCCTGGTTTAACAGTTACTTTTCCAGACTTTATATAAGCTTTGATGAGTTTAACCATTTCATCAGCCCAATACTCAAAAGCATCATCTTCCTTAGTAATCATCTCTTTTTGAAGTTTAATAAGCCCTTGTTTTAAAGCGTTATCATTCAAATAGTTCATTATTTTTGGTCTTGATTTGGTTTAACTTTTGTTTTGTTGTTGGAGCAAATCTACCTGCTCCATTAGGTGTTAATATTATTGCATTATTAAGGGTTTCCAGCAGTTCGCTATGAATTTCTTTTAGGTCAGTTCTATTATTTTTAAACTGAAACTTTCCTCCGCTCATTTCAAATTTTGCTCCCTCAATTTGGATGATTACCTTTTCAATCTCAGTATATTTAATAATGGCTGTTTCTTCGTTTTGGTCTCCAATCACTAAACAAAGGACTTTGGAGCCTATTTTAGGAATAATTAAAATATGATTTTCAAAATCCCCCTCAATAGCATTTAGCCTTACATCTTGTAAAGGAGGCAGGTTCTCCCGCTCTACCATGCAGGTAGAACCTGTTATCTCTTTCACTATCCCCATAGTTACCAATGAGGTAGTCTGGGAATGATATCCTTTAACAATTCTTAAAACAGCTTCATTAAACGCTTCCACGGTATTTTAAATCCTAAGTAAATTAACAATATAAGTATAGATAACTGCCCTGTTCTTATATAGAGCTTTTGCCACCATGTTAGTTTTTTTTCTATTTCAACAGGAGGCGGAATAATAGTCTTTTCTTTGAGTTTTGATTCTAAAATATGATTTTCCCAAAGAGCCACAGTTAATTGTTGTTCTAAACTTTCACAGCTTACCTGTAGTTTTCCGTTTTCATCTATTTTAGCGGTAGGAGGCTTTAAGTTCTTACCTGGTCTTACTTTTTGAGGTTTCCCAGAAGAATGGTCTAATATTTTGGGCTTTCCATCCCTACAATCTATGTAAGCCTCGTAATAAGAACTATCGGCTTTTACCTGTATAATGGTGTCTCTTTGTGTTTTTGTAATCGTCTTCGTTACGATTTCTGTTTCTTTCTGTGTAATGGGTTGCTGTTCTTTGTAGGTCTTACAGCCTGTAAGACAAAACAGCAAAAGCAATAACCCAAGTACCGCTTTAAATATCTGCATAGTCTTTGTCTTTAATTTTAAATGTTATTGTATTTTTTCTTTGAAAGCCTTCACTTTCGCTGATGTCTATTACCACAGATGAAATATAAAATATACCATCTCTGTGCTTATCTGGATAGTTAGGGTCTGTAATTTTTGCAGAATCACCAGCCTTAGTTCTGGGAATTCCCCAAGAATTAAAATCACCGCTGTACCCGTCATATACTAAACTTTTATAATAGTCTTCTGCCCACTTTTTTAGCTGGGCTTGATTTAGGTTAATGGGACCATGTAAAGTGATTTCACTTTCTCCCTGTTCTCCAAACTCGTAGGTAACCTCTTTAGAATTTCCTTTCTGCTTACTTATGGCTTTTATCCATCTTTTACGGTTTTCTTTGGTTTCATAGACTAAACTGCTGCCAGCTCTTACATTCCTGTTGAGATTAAATTCATGCACTTTATCTGGTTTAAGGCTGATATTTAACCCTGCAATTAGTTTTTTACCCTTAAAAAAACATCTCACACCGTAGTTTTGCTTTAAATATTCAATTACCTTGTAGGGTGTTGCATTATTTACAGCAAACTTTCCCAGAGGCATTTCTTTAAAGGTTTCTATTTCATAGCCAGGGGCAATATCCCGTAATAGTACTTTTAAATCTACTGCTGAATAAAGCTTTTTTATTGGTTGTGCTTTTTTGAGCTTATACATCTCATCTTCACACTCTATCTCTATTGGAGCTTCAGCACCTATTTTAGTAATATATCCGACAAATTCAGTATGATACTCTCCATTATATCCTGCTTCTATAGTAATACTGTCTCCAATTTTTATAACATCTAAGAGTTTCTTGTCGGCAATAGAAAAACGATCTCCATTTTTTACTGCCTGTTTAAACTCGCGGGGAAGTACTATTTTTGCAGTGTCAGTGAATTTCTCCGTACTGTTTTCAATACGGATACTTTCCACGACATTGAACTTAATATTATCTGCAATAGTTACCCGAAGGTTGATGTTTAAAAATGGTTTCATGATTCGTTAGGCTGGTCTAATGTCCAGGATACTGATTTAATGGCTGATGCTGACAATGAAAACTGTACTGTATCAGCAAATCCTTCTGTCGGCGTAATAGAAAGGCTTTTAAGGTAAATAGCCTCTATATCTTTTTCCTCAAATTGAATTCCGTAAGCATCCAGAATATCATTGATTTTGAACAGCTGATGTAGTTCTCTAATCTTATCACTTGGATACTGCCTGTTCTCTAAATCAATTAAAATTCCCTTTATCTCTATCTCCCAAGGTTTGGTTGTCCAACGCTCAATAATTACATTGTCATCTCCGTTGGTTTCAGTCTCTATAAGGGCTTTTTCTTTAGTAAATGTCATCATTAAGGGCGGAGCAAAAACACTGTTTCCTGCCTCTAATAATGTATCTCCAAACACCAGCTCCATAGAGCTGTGGGCTATTCTGACAGTTTCAGTTTCTGGATTAAAATCATCAAAATAATCAATCTTATATTTGTTTTCTTCGTTGGTAATGACCACATTGTTGATATATTTGCTTGCCTGTACCATACCAAAGGCGGCGATATATCTTGCAGCAAGATTTATTACTACTGAAGTACCATCGTTAATATTCATTATTCTTTGTTTTTAATTCCTAAAAATCCTTTTTCAGCGAGCCATCCAAGCTGTGCCCATTTCATCGCCCAGACTTCATCAGAGAGTTGTTCCGGGAAAGGTATATGAAGGAAGAAACTCATTAGGGCATCAGCCTTCATATACAAATCACTTTCGGGATTATCGCTTAGACCGGAACATCCCTCTAAACTTTCCCAAACTTTCCCTGTCTCATCGGAATTAAATCCACAATAAGTCCAAAAGCAGCAAGGAACAGCCCATCATCTGCCAGTACTTCCTCTTTGTGTGTCACCAATGTATTTTTTACCAAAATATCTTGTGCTTTCTTAGGATCAGCATTGACAAATTTTAAGTATTGTCCCACCACATTACGGCTGGGAACAACGGCCAATACTTCTATGATTTCGTTATCAAAATCATCTTTCGGCAGCAATAATGAGCGTAGTTTTGCTCCATATTCTTTTTTATACTGCTCTTTTACTTCTTCACTAACATAAATTGTATTTGACATTTTTAAATTGTTTTTAAAGATTGATTAAAGATTAAATATTTCCTGCCTGTACATTAAGATTTACAGACAAAGCAAAGAGTTCGTACTCCTTTTTAAGTCCCATATCTCCTGTTACTTCACGCCCTTCATTTTTGAACTTGGCAATGATTTTATCTACCACTATGATATTGTATTCATTGACAAATTCTACTGTAATTACAAAAGGTTTGATTTTTAGAAGACTTCCGCCAGCGGCCATTTCTAAAGGGACAATATCATGCATCATTATCCCTATACTTGCAGAAGGTGTTTTTTTACCTACTGACCAAGATGTCGGATTCTCTCCAAGTGTATGATTAGCTTGGTGTTCCTGCTCATTTCCGTAAGTTAAAGAGGTTACTTCAATGGGAATTCCATTGATTTGTACTTTAACATCTACAGAATCATAAGCCTTTCCATTTCTTATAATACCTGACATTATGCTTGTGTTTTAAGGTTAATAGTTCCGTTAATTTCTCCGATATTGCCACGAGGAACAATTTTAAAACTCACATTCAACACTTTATCAACAATGAGGTCGCTCTCCTTATCAATAATTGTTTTTCCGTAAGTAATCTCCCCTCGTTTTATCATGTCCTCAAACATTTTATCACCAATATCTTCTAATGCTACTACTGTTCCTGGACTAAGTTTGCTAGTTTTCCCATCCACTGCCCAATTAGTTTTAATCTTTGGCAGATATACACTTCTAAGACCTCTTACAGCCTTACTCATAACTCTGCCATAAGCAATAGTATGCTCGTTAATCTTATTATCAGAATCAATGATAACAGGTGTACAGGTATGGTCATTATTCCACCTTACCCCAGCCATTCCTGCATAAGTAATTCCGAAGATATATCCTTTATTTTCCAAGGTCTGCAAGTCTGAAAATACTTCTGTATTAGGTTTGTGGCAAGATAAACCTGGTTCTACCCAAATTCCTTTTGCGGCATCAGTAATATTGAAGCTTTCGTTTTCTCCAATATTTTGGTTTACTGTTGCTTTGGAACAAACCCCTAAAGCTGTCCCTATATCAGCAAATTTTTGAGCCTTACCACTCTGAGTTTTTGCATAGTTGAAATCCTGACCGATAATAACACTTACTTTATCAGCTTTCAAATCTGTAATATCTCTTAGATTAGCAGAAGTAGAAGCTTTACCGCCATAAGCATAACCTTCTAAGAAAATTTGCAGCGGCATATTATTCTGATATGCCCACTCTGCAAGTCCCTGCGCCTTTGCAACTGCATTGTAAACATCCGCAGGAATTCCATTCAGCATCGTGGGTTCTTCTGTTCCGGAGGGGTTTACTGCAACCGCCAGCTGTTTAATTTCGCCTTTGGCATGAGCCAACAGCTTTTTTGCTTTGTTTTCACAGATGTCAGGCATTGTGTCTGTCTGCGGAACAATCATTAAATGTAATTCCGTCCCTTCTCCAGCCATTCGGTAGAATTCAGACAAATGCCGGTAACAATTCAGCTTGTTTGTTTTGTCGTATTCTGCCGTAATTCCCAGAGTTTCTACATCTTTCATGTTGTACACCGTAATAGGTGTGTCTACTGCAAGAGAAGACACTGCTACAGCAGAAATAATAATCCCGCTGATTGCATCACTGGAGCTTAATCTATTTGCTCCAAGTCTTCCTTTCTGTATATTAACTCCTTGTAAATTTGACATTATTCTTCTTGTTGTTGGTTTTCACTGCCTGGAGCCTCCTGTTTTTGGTTTTCGGCACCACGCTTAATAGTTTCGTATTCCTCTAATTTTCCATCTTTATCTTTTAGAAGGGAATTGGTCAGATAGTTTATATCAGTGAAAAATTCCCCTCTTTTATTGAGATAAAGAACTTTTATCTGCGGATTTTCATTGAAGAAATTTTCCGCAAATTCTTTTTGTTCTTTTGTTGCCATAACTTCTCTTTTTATGAGTTAGCAGAAATAATAGCTCCAAAACCTATTTCCTGTCTCTTATCGCACAATCCATAAGTATGTAGTCTTATTTCACTTTCAGGATCTTTGCTTCTGGTATCATTCTTCATATCTTTGAAAAGCACTTTTGTACTTTCAATATGATATACCGTATTAGGTGCATAGAATAAAACAGAAGCTTTTTGGTCGCCAGTTGCTTTTACAGCACCCATAGATTTTAATTCTCCATTGGCTGCATAAATAGGAGCATCAGCGTTTTCAAAGAATTTCAAATTAAAGAATCTCTTTAAAGCACCTGTTTCCATATCAATTTCCAAATCACGATAGAAGTTTGTATTTGCTCTGTCGTGGATAAGGTCGGCCTTATGTTCAGCGTTTAATATCATATAAAGCCCGTTAGGGTCTCTGAAATTGATATCTGCCAGCCTGTTGAAAAGGAAATCTGCCAAATCGTTGTAGGTAAGTCTTTTTCTTCCGTTGAAGTCTTCCCCAGTGGTTCTAATTACTGGCATTTTTCCATCTACATTCTTTTTAGGAGCCAGTTTGTTCAAAACATAATCTCTGATTCCTATTTTAAATGAATTTAGATGCTCTACTCTGATTTCAGCTTCTTTATCAAAAGCCATAGCTCTTAACTCTGCATCGGTGTAAGAAGTTGGAGTAGTGTCTAACTTGTCCCATTCTACAAATGATTTACCCCCTTTGATTTTCTTTGGAGTAAAATCTGTTGTTGCATTAACAACAAAATCAATGTTGTTGATGAGCTTATTAAATCTAATCCCGTCTTTGTCTATTGCACTAGGATTTGCGGATTTAAGGACACCAATAAAATCATCCTTATAATTCCTCATGTCTTCTAATAGCTGTGGTTCTACAAACTGCTCTAACCACAAACCGTCTACTAATTCTGCCATTACTATTTTTTGTATTTAGCGTTAAACAATTTTTGAAATTCTTCCGGCTCATCTTTCGCCAGTTTTTCCAGCCCCTTAGGGTCTTCATTCTGCCATTTGTCAAAATCCCAGTTCATTCGTGCGGCAGTTCCTACATTTCCTTTATGTATCATTGCTGAAATATTAGGAGCCTGAGACTTTGGTTGAGATTTAAGAACAACTGCCAGAGCTTCAATTCCCGAAGTCTCTCCAATTTTCTTATACACTTCTTTCTGGTCATCAGATACACCAGCTTCCGCAATCATGGTATCAATCCTTGAAGATTCATACTGGTGGAGCTTTGCCTCCGCATCTGTTTTTTCGCTTTTGGCAGTCTTTAATTCTCCTTCAAGACTGTTAAATTTTTCTTTTAAGGCATTGACAAATGCCGTGTCCGAACTCTGCTCTGTTAATTGCAGAGCAAAAGCAGTAATTAATAACTGTTTCATATTATTATCTAAATTAAATTGTTCAGAATTAGAATTTCTGGATAATGCAGCCGGCTGTAATAGTAGTTCTGAATAAAGGTTATACACTTCAGATTCTCCCATTTCTTCTGGATTTTTAACAGGTAAAATCGGCTGTATCTCTGCTGGTATAATTTCAGATACAAAACCTAGTTCCAAAGCTTCCTGTGCATCTAGCCAATTATCACCATCTAAGTATTTTTTTACAGATTCTTCCGGCTGATTAAGTCTTTTGCCCAGACGCTGGATAAAATTCTTTTCCATCATTCTAAGCAGTTTGGCCGTATCTTCCATATTTTTAGCGTTGCCATATGTCCCAGAATGAGGGGCATGTATCATAATATAACCATTATCTACTATTCGGACTTTCTTTGCCGACATAGTCAATATAGCTCCCATACTTGCAGCTATCCCCATTACATCAATAGTAATGTTGGCCTTACTTGCTTCTATGGCATTACACATAATATTGCCGTCAAATACGGAGCCTCCATAAGTATGAAGTTTTATTTTAATATCATTGTAATGTTTTTCAAGATGTGCCAGCTGTGAAACGAAGAACATTCCATCCCCATTCCATATAGTGCCGTATGCATATAACTCGTTTTTATCTATTAGTAAAATCATCTGTTTGTCAGAATTTTTTACAAACTTAAAGCAAGGATTCAAGCGGTAAAAAATCATAGGTAAGAGTTGCCACTTTTCTATAAATCAATGTTTTAAATATTGAAGTTTGCAAAAAAAGTGTATATAAATTATGGCAAAAAGAGTCAATAATGAACCTATAAGGGCAATGGCGGAGCGTATGTTTGTAGAGGATGGTATGACAGCGAAAGCTATTGCCAATGCACTGGATGTATCCGAGCAGACCATAGGAAGATGGCGTAAAGGGATACAGGGAGATATTTCATGGGATGATAAAAAAACACAGTTTTTATCTGCTCCTAATAACATTAAAAAGGTTTTAATGAACGAATTAACCCATCTTTCCAAAGGTGGGGATGCTACACTTGATGTTAAGGCAATAAAAGATATTACCAGTGTTATTGAGACCTTGTCAGATAGAGTTTCTGCTCCAATCGTTTTTGCAGTATTTAAAGAATTTGATGCATGGATGGCTACACAGGATCCAGAAATTGCTGTTTCTTTTTTAGAGTGGCACAAACTCTTTTTACTCCATAAAGTCCAAAATGAAGCATAATGAGCACAATAGGAAGACTAAGCACTGCAATGGAAAAAATGCTCCGTAACTACGATGAGCACTGTAAAAGCATTGTCCAAAAAACCAGTAAAGGGCTTGACCCAAATGAACCACCGGCAGAACGCAGAAAAAAACGGCTGGAATGGGAAAAGAATTACATTAACTGGTTTGAAAATATGTTTCCCCAGTATGCAAAAGTAAAATCAGCATGGTTTCATGCGAAGCTGGCTAAAATCATTATTGAAAATGATGTTTGTGATGTATTGGCAGAGATTTACCGCTCTGGAGCAAAATCTGTTCATTTAGATTTGGGTATTCCCTTGTATCTTTATGTAACAGGGAAGCTTCATTTTATGCTTTTGGTCGGTCAGACTGATTTAAAAGCTAAAAAACTGATTTCAGATATTCAGGCACAAATCAGCCATAATCAGATATTTATTCACTATTACGGAAAGCGTTATAAGTTTGGAGACTGGGCAGAAGGAGACTTTACTACAACAGATGGTGCCAAATTTATGGCTACTTCCCCTGGACAATCGCCAAGAGGTTTAAGAGAAGAGGCAAACCGCCCAGATTATATCGTAATTGATGATGTGGATACCCGTCAGCGATGTGCTAATGATGAACTTTCCATTAAACTATTTGAATATGCGTGGGAAGATTTGCGTGGGACATTTGACGAGGGAAGTAAAAACAGAAGATTTATTGTAGCTAATAATAACTTTCATAGAAATACACTGATTAACCAGCTTAAAGCAGAATATAAAGTTATTACCCAAAAACTCAAAGATGCAGGGCTGAAGCCTACCATGTTTTTGGTTTCTGTTCCGGCAGTAAAAGATTTAAATACTTTTGAACCCAACTGGCCAGAAAAAACTAGTGCAGAATACTGGAAACAAAAATATATCTCTACTCCCTACCGCTCATTCATGCGTGAATATATGCACATGCATATTGTAGAAGGAACGATATTTAAAAATGAATATATCCACTATAAACCGCGTCTGCAGTACCGCCAGTATGATGCTTTGTGTTTTTATGGAGATTTATCTTACAAGGATGCAGGGGATTATAAAGCAATGATTTTTGCAGGGAAAACTGGACGGGAGTTTCATATATTGGACTGTTTTGTACGGCAGACTTCAAGGCATAATGTAGCTGAATGGCTCTATGACTTAGTAGAAGATAATAATCTTTTAAATTATAATATCCAATATTGGATAGAGGGGCTGTTTGCACAAGATGATTTTGTTAATGATTTTGACCAGGTTGGGGACCTTAGAGGTTGGCATGTTCCTGTTATGGCAGACAATAAGAGTAAATCAGGAAAATTTGATAGGATAGAAAGCATGGAGGGATATTTCCAAAGAAATAATGTTTTTTTCAATAGTGCTTTAGAGCATTCTCCAGACTGCAGAGAACTGATAGACCAGCTTTTGGCTTTTAAAAAAGGAAGCGGAGCACATGATGATGCACCCGATGCTCTCCAGTCAGCTATTGCTAAGCTGAATATCGCAGCGATTACCAATACCATACCTCCAAGAACCACCAGTAGAAAAGATATTATTTCAAAACAAAAAAACCGATTTTAAGATGTTTATAACCAATGATGATTATTCGGTACTTATCCGAAACGAAATAAAAGATTTACTGCTTGAGAATTATTCAGAATCCAGATTAAGAGCTTCTGAACAAATGGCAATATCACAGATTAAAAATTATTTATCAGGCAGGTATGATGTAGCGCAGATATTTAGCAAAGAAGGAGAAGAAAGAAACAGCCATATTGTGATGCTTACAATTGATTGTGCTTTGTACCACCTTTATACTGCTACCATTCCGAGAAAAATGCCAGAAATCCGCTCACAAAGATACCAAGATGCCATAGACTGGCTGAAACTTGTTGCTGAGGGAAAAGCAAATGCTGACCTCCCAAAACCTAAAAGTGATAAGGGAGAAGAATATTTAGGGTTAAAAGTTTCATCAAAATATGAATTGAATAATAATAAATGGTAAAACATTCTTTAATTACCCTTTAATCTCAAAAATAAGACACTTTTAAAATAATTACGATGAAAGTATTAGGATATGAAATAAACTTTAAAAAATTAGATGTTTCTGCAAAAGCAGAATCAAGCCCTAAGATAGGGAAACAAAATCCGGCCATTATCAGCATTGCTAAGAACTTCAAAGACAGTTCCAGAAAGGATATACAAAAATGGCGAAAAGCTCTGATGCTGGCACAGCATCCAGAAACACCTAAAACGGTTCTTCTGCATGATTTGATTGATGACCTTCTTACAGATGGACATCTGCAGTCTCAAATTCAGATGCGTAAAATGAGTACTTTAAATACCGATTTTAGAGTAATCAACCGCAAATCTGGAGATGAAAACGAGGAACTTACATTTCTTATACAACAGCAGTGGTTTTATGAGTTTCTAAATATCTGCCTTGAAACTATCCTGCGGGGAGTTTCTGTGATTGAATTTACTGAATTTGCAGGGGAAAGGATTAAATTTAATCTTATCCCAAGAAGAAATACAGCACCTACACAAAATAAAATATTTCCAGATGCTACCAAAGATGACTTTATTGATTACTCTCTTCCAGAATATGCTGACTGGCTTCTCCCAATTGGGAACCCTTACGACTTGGGAATTCTCAATAATGTAGTACCTAATGTAATTTGGAAAAGAAATGTCGCTCAGTCATGGGCTGAATTCTGCGAAAAATTCGGTATGCCCCTTATTACGGCAACAACTTCTACCAATGACAGCAAAACCGTTGATATGGTTCATGAAATGCTGTTAAGTTTCGGAGAAGCTGGTGCAGGAACATTTCCACATGGAACAACGATACAGTATCATGAGGCCAACAGAACCGATGCTTATAATGTTTATCTGCAGTTCATGCAGTCCAATACGAATGAAATCAGTAAACAACTGGTAGGTTCTACCATGCTTTCTGACCAGGGAACCAATAGAAGCCAGACCGAAGTACATGAACGGGGATTAGATTTTAAGATTGCACAGGCAGACAAAAGACAAATTCAGTTTATTGTCAATGATTTATTGTTTCCTCTATTGCAAAGACAAGGATACAGAATATCTGAAGATGATTTTTTTGAGTTCAAAATAGCAGAACAAGAAGTAGATTTAGGGCAGTTATGGACTATTACCAGTGGTCTGCTTACCAGTGGATATGATGTAGAAAAAGAATGGATATCTAAAACCTTTAATATTCCTTTGGAAAAAGCAAAAAAGCCTTTGGGCAATAGGCAGGAAATAGTAAGCACAGAAGAGCCGTCAAGCCTATTGCCTGTTGCAAGTATCTATTTTAACCAGCGGTATCCATCTTGTGACTGTGGCAACCACACTCAGCCAGTAGGAGAGATTCCACAAAATGAAATTGATAATCTTACCGATGAGCTGATGAAATACATCTTTGAAGGCAAAGATACATTAGGTATTGAAGGTAAAATTATCTCCACAGAAACAGAAGTACTGCTTGAAGCTCTTAGAAGTAAATTCAAAACAGCTCCTAAAACCTTTGAAGGTATTGACCATTTAACCTTACAAATGATGGAGTATAATCTTTTTGAGTTTTCAGCGAGTAAGACAGAAAGCCGTTTAGCATCAATGAAAGAACTTTTAATAGATAATGAAACAAGGCAGGTAAGAGATTTTGCAAGTTTCCGTGTAGAATGTGATAAAGTAATGGATAAATATAACCATCAATGGTTAGAAAGTGAATATAATCTATCTATTGCCGTAGGTCAGAACGCTGCTCAATATATTCGCTTTATGGCAGAAAAAGACAGTATTACCTCTTTTGTGAAGTACCAGACCATAGGAGATGAAAAAGTAAGGCCACAGCACCAGGTATTAGATGGTAAAATATTCAATCTTGAAGATAAAGAAGCTATGGATTTGTGGCCTCCAAACGGCTATGGGTGCCGTTGTGAAATGGTACAATATTTAGGAGACCACAAAGGCAGAGTAACCAAAGGCACTGATGCTAAAACAAAAATATACCAAGCTGATCCTAAATATAAAAATTCCCAATTTGAAATAAATAGAGGGGATCTGAAACAGGTATTTACTAAAAAACAGTTTTACAGCGATATAAAAAGACTTCCCGAAAAACTTAATCAAATGACATTTGATAAATACGGTTTAAAAAAATGGGATGAATTTAAAGACAGTTTAAAGCCTATTTTATTAGACAATACCATTACAGAAGATAATGTAAAAGAACTTTTTAAACCTTCGGAAAATTCCAAAAAGAAAATGGGATTTGCGGATTATCTAGGAAGAAAAATGGTTTTGAATAAAAAAATATTCAGCCGTCATACAACAGGGTATTATATAAGTGATGATGAACAAAGACATTTATTATTCCCTCATATAGAGGATATTTTGAAAAATCCGAGTGAAGTATGGCTCTCTACCCATGATAAAAAAGGGTTCCAGACCAATTATATAAAACATTATCAAGATATGTCAGTAATGGTCTCTACCACACTGAGTGAAGCTGATAAAGGAATACAGATAGAGACTTGGTTCAAGATAGATTATGAAAAACCTTTAGAAAGAAGAAAGGGACTCCTTATCTATAAAAAGAAAAAAGAAGACTAAATTAAGCCTTCTTTTATGAGGAATTTATATTGATTTAAAGAGCAAATGTCCGCGTTCGCTTTGCATTCCTCCGCAGTGAGCTATTTGCTACCGCTCTTTAAACTCATTACAAATATAAACATAATAATTAAAAAAACAAAATTTTTATGGCAGATACAAAATTAACCATGCTGATAGACTTAGGCACAAAGATGTTTAATTCTAACTTGGAGAAGCTTAAAAGCAAATGGGATCAGACTGTTGATAAAATGAAAGTGAAATATAACAGTTTGATAGAGAAACTACCAGCGGGGATGGGCAAAGCAGTAGATAAATTAAAAACTCCTATTACCACAGCTTTTGCAGGAATGGCTGTTGCAGCAGGAACTATGCTTACTGGTGCCGTAAAACAGGCTGACACTTGGCATACCCAGATGGCAGAAATCAATGTAACTGCAGAACTCAGTAAGAAGGAACTACAGGGGTTGTCTGATAAAATTCTTGAAATAGGAACCAAAAATGCTACTCCTTTAGATGAGGTTCCTAAGGCTTTTTCCCGTATTATTTCTGCTGGACTTGATGTAAATCAGTCATTAGAAGCCTTAGAACCAACTCTAAGAGCTGCAAAAGCAGGTTTTACCGATATAGAAACAGTAGCTTCTGCAGGGATAGCAACCATGATGTCCTCCGGAAAAGATATAAATCGTGTATATGATGTACTTTTTGAAACAGTAAAAGAGGGAAATGCAGAATTTAGAGATATTGCCCGTTATCTTCCTAAGGTGCTTCCATTAGCCCGAAATATAGGCTATGAGCTGGAGAGTACGGCAGGAGCTTACGCATCTCTGACAACAAAACTTAGTGCCGAACAGTCCTCTACTGCATTAGAGGGAATTATGAGAACCTTATCTAATGCTGATGTAGCAATGGGGAAAATAGATAGTAAAACAGGGAAATATGTCAGCGGTTTTAGGTCTATTGGTATTAACATTTTTGACAGCGCAGGGAAAATACGCCCATTGATAGACATTATCAAAGATTTAAATAAAGCTTTTGACGGGCTTACTAATGAGCAGAAAATTGAAAAACTGAGTAAATTAGGTTTTGACCAGGCTACCTCTATGGGGTTTGGAACACTGATGCAGGATATTGCGGGTCTTGAAAAAGCTACAAAAGCTACCGAAGGAGCACAAAACGCCCTTAATAAAGCATATATGGATTCTCTTACACCTACCGAGCAATGGGGTGTTATTCAGAATAATATAAAAGCTTCTATGATAAAAATGGGAGAAAAACTACTTCCTATGGTTACCACAGCACTTGAGAAATTACAGCCCGTATTTTCTTGGATATTCGACAATATTGATGCAATTGTTATAGTATTAGGAACATTAGCTACTGCATGGGGAGCCTTAACGGTTGCTGTATGGGCAAACAATATAGCAATGTATGCCAACCCAATTGGGCTTATTGTAGCTGCAATCATTGTGCTTATTGGTATCATTACTGCAGCAATTGTAAAATATGATGAATGGGGTGCCTCTATTTTACTACTAATGGGACCTTTCGGAATGGTAATTTCTGCAATAAAATCAATGTATGACCATTGGGAAAGTATTAAAAAAGCCTTTCAAACAGAGGGTATTATAGGGGGATTAAAAAGAATAGGGCAGGTTCTCCTGGATGTCATCCTAAAACCATTAGAGCAGATGTTAGGCTGGGTAGGAGAACTTACAGGCTGGGACTGGGCAAAAAAAGCCAGTGGTTCTGTCAATGAACTTAGGGGAAAAATGGATTTAATAAAACCCAAAGAAGAGAGCACCAGCAAACAGCCAGAAACTCCTAAAACACCTTCTTTGTACGGAGGGGAAACCTTAGGAGGTAGTTTCTCTGAATTTGGAGGAAAGGGCGGTGCAGGTAAAAAAACGAAAACCAAACTTAAAAATGACATCAGCAAAGTAGAAGGAGATGCTAAACAGATTAGAAATATCACTATAAAATTTGATAACATTCATAAAGGAGACAATATTATCAATTCAGGCAGCGGAAAAGGTATGACCATGCAGGAATTTGAAGATTTCTACAATGAAATGATGATGAGAATTATCCGGAATGCAGAAACAATCTAACTAAGATGGAAACATTTAAAATTGAAGGTAAAATATTTGAGCGGATGCAGAAAGCATTGGGAGTTAATTTTACCCGAAAAACAGCCTCTGAATTTGGAACTATTGCAGTAAATTTCAGCAAAGAAAGATTTATCAAAAAAGACTGGAAAAATCAAGTTTCAGAGAAATGGAAAGCACGGAAACGAAAAGATAGAGGTTCTCTTATGACAAGAACAGGGAGGCTCAAACGCTCCATTCACAAAATAAGCTCAGGGGATAATTATGTAATCATTGGAACAGATGTTCCCTATGCAAAAATACATAATGAGGGAGGCAAAATACAAAAAACTGTTTATGTAAGTGCTTACACCCGTAAAAAAACAAAGGCTAAATCTGTCAATCTACGAACTCGAAAAGCTTCACGAAAAAGAGTAGATACAGGGCAAAGTATAAAAGTAAAAAGCCATGTACGAAAAATGAATCTCCACCTTCCTAAAAGGCAGTTTTTAGGAAGGTCTCGGGCGCTAGAAATCAGACTGCAGAGGCATCTAAAAAAAGAAATACAGAAAACTCTAAATAACCTTTAAACTGCTTATAATGAAATTATTTTATAAAAAATTAACAGAGACTTTTGAGAAGGAAGAAATCAAAGATTTATATCGGACAAAGGGGCTTACCCCTGTTCAATTTATAGATTTATATGCTGAACAAGACCTTATTCCTGAATGGTTTGAAGTACATCATTATCCTGCTTTACTGGTAAGTTGGGATATTAGCTATTCCAATGATACAGCCGTTGCAAATATTATATTTTATATATGCTATGAGCAGCTGCATGATACAAGTAACCTGGGAACTAATACAGAAATGGCTTTGAAATTCTTAGATTTCATAGAAGTAACCGATGAAATTCTAAAGAATGTTATTAGTAAAAATACTGGAAAATTAGAGTTGGTTAGTGAAAACTACAAGAGAGATGAAACTGTTGTGGATGTTTATATACTTAATTATCAATGTAGTTACAGCGGTAAATTAAATACCCTGCAATATCTGCAGGGTAATGTTGATGATCTTAATATTAAAAAAGGGTTGTTTTCCAAAGTATTGGACTAATCTTTAATAAGATATCCTTCTATTTTCAAGCCTTTGGCAGTGTCTTCTATATGGAGTTCATATGTCTTTAAATCTGTATAACCATTATAACGCTTATTAAAGAACTTTTGAACTCTATTTTTTACCTCTTTTGGAAGTTTACTATCTTTGAATTTAAGTCCATATAATGTTTTATCTACCACAATAACCCCTGTTTTTTTTACATCTTCATAGGGTTTCTCTGGGTAGCTTTTAAAAACCTCTCCCTTCCCACGATTGGAGTATGCCTGTGCAGAAAGAAAAAGAGGGAACAAAAGGAAAATTAAAATCTTCATATTGCTTTATTTATATACAAATATACAAAAATCCGCTTATAAAAAACAAGCGGATTTTAATTAAATTTTAGTGTAGATAATTTTACTTTCTTCCGTAGTTTTAGCTGAATCTTCTGTAACGGCCACCAGGCTGAACATTCCCTTTATCATTATATCTGTCCAGCCCTCTCCCAAAAACTTTATTTCTCTTAAAATTTGATTGTGGTAGACTGCTAAAACATACCGACCGCTTGGTTTTTTAGGTTCTATTTTATAAATACTTTCCATTTTTATAATAATTTTTGATGCAATTCATTTTTAAGCATGTCCAATTTGTTATATTCGTTCATTCCAAAAGAGGCTGATTGTAACAAACTGCATAAAATATCACATAATTTATCTGCTTGATAGTATTTTAGATTAATTGTTCTAGATTTTCCATTAGGACTGCTTCCATAAGAAATACATTTTTTAACAAAAACATTAAAAAGCTCTATCAGTATTGATTTTAATGCCTTTTTAACTCTAGTGTCTGCTGGTTTTGTCTGTATCTCATCAAGCAGTACTTTATGAACTAAAAACAATGTTTCGGGAGCTAATTTAACGGAAATTATCATATTAAATCATCATATTTTTTACAAATTTTGGCAATCTCTTTTGCTAATTTACCTCTGTTTTGGTCATATTTTGCCATATCATCCTGGTTAGAGATAAAACAGATTTCCCAAAGTACGGAAGTTCCTGCACCTTGATGAAGAATACCAATTTTATTATGCTGGCTTTGGCCTTCTGTTTTAACACCTCTATTTTTAATTCCCATAACAGAAGATGCTGTATTACAAATTTCTTTTGCCATCTCTTTGCTGTGGACAGAGGCATCATTAGCAATAAAGCACTCTGTACCACTTGCTGCAGGACCGCCTGCATTAAAGTGAATATCCAAAATTACCGAACCTTTACCAGGTTTTATCCTTGCTTGATATTCCCTGTTAGTTTCATTGTCATCATCGGTAATGAATTTAACTCCTAAAAAACCTAGTTCAGTAGTTAATAAATTCCGAAATACCATAGTTTCTTTGTTCTCCTGTCTGCCGTTATAAGTTGCTCCGGCATCTCTTGAATGATGTCCCGCAGAGGGGAATGTTACTTGTATACTCATAATATTAAAAATTAAATGTCAATTGTTGTCCTTTTAGTCGTTCCGCTTCTTGAAGTTTTTTCAACTCTCTTTTAGCAGGGATGCCCAGGTAAGTGCGGTAAGTCCTGCTGCTGATATTGAACTGTTCTTCTATATGTTTATAGTAAATTTCCTTATAGGTCAAACCATGCTGATGCTTCTGCATCTGCGTAATCTCTTGAATTTTAATGATTTTTTTATAATAATTAGATTTATTGTAAGCCATACAGATTTTTACTATATTTGCATTGTTCATGTGCAAAGTCTGTGGTTTCTCTGTATGGCTACGGACTTTTTTAGTTAATAGATGGAGCAGAAATTTTATTTTTATGATACCATTGCTGCGTGAAAGGTATTTTTGCCTGCTTGTCATACTTGGCTCTCATGCTTTTGAACTGTCTTATAAGTCCCTCAAACTCGTCAATTTTATACTGGTTCAAAGACTTCTTTAAAGGGCTGTACTTTTTCATAAAAGCGTTAAACCTATCCCAGTTATCAGGTTCTAATAGACCTATATAAGAAGCTTCTTTTAAAATAATACTTCTAAGGTTTTTTAATCTTTGTTCCATTTGAAGGTTAAAAACCTGCTCTGCTGGCGTTTTTTGAGGACAAAGAAGACTAAATAATTTTTTAAGTTCATCTTCTGTCAAATCTTCTACATTCCATTTATCATAATTAGTATGAAGCTCTACAGCAGAACGGAGAGCTGATTCACTAAATTTGTCCCGTAGTCTTAGTATAATTGCGTTTGGTGTCATGTTTTTTTATTATTTCTTATACTTTTAACCTCCTTTAAATAATCTTCAATAACCTTATCTTTAAAGATTTCCACTAATTCTAAGGCATTTATAATACTGGCTTTGTTTCCCTTTTTATTTGGTTTTAAAGCGTATTTCAACAGTCTTATGAATTGTAAATCGGTCATTTTTATTTGTTCCCAAAGGCGGAATCGAACCGCCTACATGAACCATTTGGGAAATAGAGTTTTTTTATTCACTTTTTGAGAATGTAATTACACTTTCGTTTAAGAATTTTGCAGGAAAAATAACCTGCTCATCAATGCTTGTGTTACTTACACTTGTGTATTTTTTCGGATTTTTAATACAGTTAAAAACCATTTTCTTAAATTCTTCTTGAATTTTCTTATTCTCAAAATAAAGAGTGTATTCTGTGACACTGTTGTTGATTTTTACAAAAAATTTCTTTTCCATTTTTTATTTCTTTTTTATTTTTTCTTTTCAAAGTATTTCATTGATACATAGTGCATTAAAACACTTCCGACAACTGAGCCTACAAGATAAGTAAGCATCATATCTATACTGTCAAAATTCTGTACTACCTTTCTAATCACAAGGAGCCAGACTCCGTTACTCAGCACACTGGCAATAGTGTGATACATCAAGCTGCTGCTGTTTCTTGCCCTGCTCACAAGGGTAAAACTCGCATTCTGCAATACCACAAGGGCAAACATTTTTAGGATTTCCATTACTTTAATATTGTATTAAATTCAACATTTTTGGTATTATAGATATCTTCTAATATTTCTCTTATTGCATCTTCAAATGAGTCTGTTGCGAAATCTATAAACCCTCCTTTTCCATCATAAGCCGTTCCTTCATATCCTGTTAATGAACCTGCTCTAATAATTTCATATTCTTTTAATTCAAAACCTGCTGTATTTAATATCAGCTCAATAATTTGTTTCTTTGTCATTTTACACTTTAATTTTTTCTTAAAATTATCTTTTGTTCCGCCCGATGGCTCGAACATCGGTGCCTGCCTGTGCGGAAGGGTTTTGAGGATTACTCAGCATACATAGCTTTTACAGCAAACATACACGCCTCCTCTAATTTTGTCTGCGCAAGGGAAATAAGCCTTTGCTTTTCTCCACTTGCTGGAGCGGTGTTTTTATCGCCCCTCTGTTGTTCCAGCCCGTCTATGATTTCTGCGATACGCTTCCTTGTGGTCTCTACTATCATCGGCTCCATTTCTCTGTTTCTCAACCCACATCTTCTCTGTCCTATTGTCATTTTAAATTAGTTTTAAAGGTTATTTAAAGCGCTGAAAAATTAAGTGTTATTCCCTGCCATTTATTGTTTTTGTCTTTTTCGTAGGCTCTTACATATCGGGAAGTTCCTTCTACTACTTTGCATTTTTCCAACTTATCAAATTCTTCTAAAATCTCTTGCGGATTGTCTAGTTTTTCTGCCTCTTTTCTAGCTTTGGTCAAGAGTTGAGGGTCGTAATCTCCTGCACTATTTTTCACTAAAATACTTTCTACAAAACCAAATAATTTAGGGTTGGTATCCTTAAATTCCTGTTTGATAATCTCTTTTATTTTATCAATGTGTACTATTGCCTCATTGTTAAATCCAAGTTTATCAGCATATTCCAAAACTACTTTCTGTTTACCATCTCTTGTTTTGTAGGTGATTGTTTTGCTTTCTTTTGGTTCGCTTCCTAAACTTTCATACATTCTTTTTTGATTATTCAAAATAGCCTCTATTTGTAAGTCTTTCCAAATCCGCAAATCCTCACTTTTCTGGCGGTACTCTCCAACAATGGCATTTACCAGTAAATCAGTTTCTTTATCGATTTCTTCCTTTCGGGCTTGTTCCGCCTCAAATTCTTCTTTCTTCTTGTGTGCCATTACCTGCTTTAACTCTGTGCTGGAAAGTTCTGTAATGGGCTTTTTTAGTAATTCTTCTATTGCTGTCATAATCTTTTATTTTTTTTGTTCTAATTTCTTTTTTAAAATTCTTGTATGGGTCTGATGTCTTACAGTTCTGGAGTAAGATTGCCAGCACTACGATTGCGAGCATTCTATAAATCATCGAGATCATCATAATAAAGGGTTATCAGTATAATGGAAACGAATGAAGTATAAGTAAGGGTAACTATTCCCCACATTATATCTTGTCGCCAGCAAATAGCACTTAACAAAAGCCCTATTAAAGCGATTAAAAGAGTGTTTTCCTTTCTGAATATATCAAACAGTTTTAAGATATAAACTGCGTGGGCTAATAATAAAATCATAAGTGTTATCATAATGTATCTTTTTCTTGTTCTTTTAATAATTGTTTTTGTCTCTCTAGTAATTCATCCAGCTGATACTGTAGTTCTTTCCACTCTGCAAGGCTATCGGCATCTTCCATCCGCGCCTCAATCTCTTTTATCATAGCCTCTATTTCTTCTAAATTCGGCTCAAATAGTTCTGTCATGATGGTTGGTTTTAATTATTAGACATTTTATATTTTTGTTGTATTAACTCTCTTTTTATCACTCTTTTAAGCCTTCTTAAATCTTCAACAACCTTAATGCTCTGCTCCTGTACAACAATATTGACTGGTTCGCATTCTTCAAAAATTTTACTTATCATAGCCTTATCATCAATGCCATTAGCTCTACATATCAGCTCCACATCTTCTTTTCTTGCCCCCAGCAGGTTATTGATAAATTTTCTTCCGAAACGGCTTGAAATCTCATCAAAACCGAGTTTGTTATATTTAACCCCTTTGCTTATAGTCTTTTCTAAGTTTTCAGTCCCTGCTATTACAACTGCCATTTTATCCTCCAGCTCGTTATAAAGAGTAATAAACCAACGGAGGGCAGAAGGACGGAGCTTGTCGGCTTCATCTACGATTAAAAGAGGTTTTCTGCTTTGTCTCTTTGCAAAAAAGTCTATCACTTTCATTCCTAATTTATCTACCCCTACATAGCCTTTTCCTGCATCAATTCCCAGTTTTTGGCACAATTCTAAAAGAAAATCCCTCTTTGCCCACTCTCTGGCTTGGATGAAAAACACATTTTCCTCGCTGTTTACCTCTGAATAATGCTTTAGAGTAGCTGTTTTTCCACTTCCTGCCTTATAGCTGATGGCCATAAACATACTTTCATTTTTAGCATCATTTAAAACATTAGTAATCTTTCTGAAATTCAATGTTTCGGCAAGCTGCCACTCATCAGAAGTAAAACCTAATGCCTGTGCTACCTTTGTCCATAGGCCGTCTGCGATTTTATCCCAGTTATCATTTCTCATTTGGGAGATTGTAGCCTCTGAAACTCCGACTTTGGTAGCTACCCTTGCATAGCTACCTAATCGGGCTTTTTCTTCATGGATAGCTTGTACTATCTCTTTTTTTTGTAAATTTGTCATATCTATTTATTTTTAATAGTCTTTCTTGTTTAGAAAGCTGTTTTCAAAGTCATCAGGGGCAATATCGCTTCCTGATACTTTTTTTAGAGGGATATTTACTCCATTGTAGTAGTCCTCAAATCCATTAGCTTTCTTCTTATCCGTATTTATTCCTAATAATAGTTCCTCCTCATTCGCAACAGCTGTATATTGGTCTAAATCCTGCTGTTTCAGTTCTTCTATACGGCGTTCTCTTGCTTTCTGCTGTGAAATTTTGCCCAGTTCTTTGCCTGGTCCATGTTTCACTATTGGCTTAAGCTCCTGTGCTGTACATAATGAGACCAATAAATTGCCATGTTCTCTCCACAGATAGACCTCGTTTAAATCATCCAAATCATAAGAAACTAAAACCTGTTTGTTATGGTATTTGGCAATAATTTCATAATCCTCTACATCTATCTGGTAATAGAATTTTACCCCCATCATCTCTAAATGGAACTGTCCATTATTTCTTATTGTAATCTCTTTTTTCAAATCAAAGAGCATAGAGGTCTGCAGTCTGTTTACAAAGGTTACATGCTTCTTTTCGCTTTCATTATGCAGTTCCTTTGGTGTTTTATGCAGATTAGCATGTTTTCGGCTGTAGTAGGAGTATTTTAAATTCCTCCATTGTTCTATCAGCGTTTCACATTCTGTATAAGCCTGCACTACATCGAATCCCGCTTTCCTGCTTTCTTTTTTTAGTTTTGCCAGATATTCAGGGCTTCTTTGGGCGGTCAGTCTTGTAGAAGTAATCCCTTCTCCGTAGTAGTATTTTGACCCCATCAGAATGACACTCTGGAAAGTTCCAAACCAACGCTCTATTCCTGCTTTTTCTTTAGCATTGTGGCTCATCGTAACGATAACCCCCATCGCTTCCATTCTCTCAAACAGGCGTTTTATCTGGTCTGTATTATGCCCTGGGAAACGGTCGGTTACCAGTTCATAAGGCAGATATCCCGCGGTCTGTACTGCCATTTTCATGGCTCTTGCAAAGCTGGAATGGTCTTCTGCATAGGTAAAATCATATCCCAGAATATCCCCGCTCATTACATCCCGAACTACCACCACCATTAGATGTCTTTCTACCTTATTCCCATTTTCATCTTTGGTTTGGTGGGCTATGATATTGACCCTCGTAGCATCCACTTCCCAGCAGTCCCCAGCATAAAAAGCATCAGCAAATGGGATGTATGACTTATGTATATTGGCTTTTTTACTGCTTCCATATCTTTTTTGAGCAGTCAAAAACTGAGCATGAGCCGTTTCAAATATCTTCTGCCCAAACCATCTGTCGGATGGTTTTCTTCTCCCTGTTCTTTCGCAGGCCTCCCATATCTGGCGGATAATATATTTATCCGTAAAGTTGGCTCCTTCTGCTCTCAGCTGCATTGCCCAGCCGAAAACCACAGGGTCGTTATATACCTCCGCATTGAGGTTTCCTACCCTCGGAAGGTGGATGATTTCTGGTATAGCATGGTCAAACTCCTCCAAGATGTCTATTTTTTCCTTTAATCTTATAGGATTATGCGGGATATATTGTAAGTCCATTTCTTTTAGAATAGGGCTTAAATCCTTATAAATCTTATTCTTTGTTCCGCCGTAGCTGTCTTTTTCATCTAAAATAAAATCCAGTACGGCACATGCCTTAGCCAGTGCGGGGCGCTGTACCTCGTCAGCATCGGTATAGAACTCTAAAAAGTTTCTAAAATTAGCCTTTACATGGCGTTTAAAACGCAGTTCCAGCTCACTTTCAAATTTATTCTGTCTGCTCTGCTCCCACAGCTCACGCAGGGTTTCTGCATCGCCGAACATAGAGCGGTAGTGCTTCGGTGCTCTGTCTGGGATATTGTCCAGGCAGTAGTAGAAGCCGTTGCCTGTTCTTGCCCATCTCCATGCCTTACCGCTGTCAGGTAAAAACTCCTTACTCTTTGCCAGGTCGCAGGAACGGACACTTTTTTTGTAAGGCGTTCGCATTCTTTTCAGATAATTTTCTTCAATCCCGCAGACTTCCATCACGAGGCGCTGGGAGAGCCAGAGCGTCTCCGTGCCGTCGGTTTTTCGTATGATAATGTCTGTGGGTTGTAAGTTCATTTTATTTAATTTGAAAATGTTTTTTTCTTTGTTCCCGCTGGGGACTCGAACCCCAGTGTATGCCCTTCGGGAAAAATCACTAAATTTGTGGTCTCAAACTTTAAATTTTAGTGATTATGAATTTCTATACTTACCATTCAGTTGTTAATGTGCCTTCTTATCATAATGCGGATTTTCTTGCGGACCAGCTTTGGCACTTTTGTAGATTATTCCCATATTTTTGTTTCTCTATCAATGGGAAAGAATTTGGATATTATACTGATAAGCCAACCCATAATGATATATCAACAAAAGATGATAATATTTTTGAGTTATTATTTCACAGCAAAGAGACAGAAGACTCTGTAAAAGAAGCTGAAATACTTAATTATATTTTTCAAAAAAATAAATTTATTTCTCCTGATTTCTTGCCATTACATTTTTCTTTAATACCTTCTTCCTCAATTTCTCATGACAAAACATCTTAAGAACTTTTTTTAATTCTTTCATTTTTACTTTGTTTCTCTATATCTTTTTGCAATCACAAATTTTCCAAATAGTATCCATTCTTCTACTGCATAGACATCTGCAAATACTGGCATCATAGGTCTTATTCTGTATTTTATTATGCCTTGTATCATTTTTCTTATTAACTTTTTCATATCTATTTATTTTACTAATTCTTCTAACTCTTTTTTGATTTTTAAACCTTTCCCTCTGGTGGGGATTCTTTTTCCCCTTGCTATCTGGCTTACATAGGCTAAATCCGTGTTGAATTTCTTGGCGATACTCGTTAATGAGTATTTTTCTTTTATTCTTTCCGCCATCGTATTTTCCTTTTTCATATCTTTGTTAAAATTTATAGTGCAAATATACGCATTCTGCGTATAAAAACAAGTAAAAATAAAAATATTTTACGCAAAATGAATACAAAAATCAATAAATCTCTGATTTTGAATGAAATAAAATCGTATTATAATTTTGTTTCTGATAGTGAATTTGCTAAATTTTTAGGGATAAAGCCACAAACACTTTCTTCTTGGCATACTAGAAATACTTTTGATATAGAATTGCTATACTCAAAATGCGAAAACATAAACGCAGAATATTTATTAACAGGAATAGGGGATATTGAAAAACCAAATGTTGAAAAAAAGTTACACTCTGAAAGTGTAACAAAAAGTGTAACCAATAATGTAACAAACCAAAAGTATAAAAAAGGTTACACAAATGAAGATAATCCATATATTATAGAAAATCTACCAACCAATAGAAAGACTGCAGACTCCATACATGAGATACAGGAGGTGCCTCTGTATGATTTAGAGGCTACAGCAGGGCTTCAGGAGTTATTCTCTGGTGGTAAGTCTGCTGTACAGATACTGGACACCATAAAGATACCGCACCTGCCTAAGTGTGATGGGGCTATTTCTATTACAGGAGACAGCATGTATCCGCTCCTAAAATCTGGGGATATGGTATTATATAAAGAAATCCCCTTAGATTCTATATTCTACGGGGAAATGTACTTGCTTTCTTATAAAATAGATGATTGGGAAGAATATGTTACAGTGAAATATGTCCAAAAATCAGACTTAGGAGATGAATATTTAAAGTTGGTAAGCCAGAACCAGCACCACCAGCCCAAAGATGTTTTAAAGGCTCATATAACCGCAATAGCTATCATAAAAGCATCCATCAGAATAAATACAATGATGTAACTTGATGAATAAAAAAATTACATTTTTATGGCCTCAATTAACACATTGCAACAATCCTATCTGTAAAAATTAACATTTAATGAATATCAAATGTAAATAAATTTATATAAAATCGCTGTCAAGCTATTACATTTGGTATTTCTGTTTAATAATTTTATATCCTCTTTTTGCAGGATTTGCGATTAATGCAGTAGTTAAAGGAGATGTTTTACATGCCCTATCTTATGCTGTTGTCGTTTTTGTTATGTGGACAATAGGAATGCTCAGAAGGCGTGTGGACACTCGGGTTTTCACTAAAATTTATGCAGAAATGGCGGTGCCTATGATTATTAATCAAAGAAATAAAGGCAATGATGCTTCTGCGGTAGCGGCTCGTGTGGCTCTTTCTCGTGAGTTTGTTGATTTTTTTGAACTTCATCTACCGATATTCATCACCTCTTTGGTTTCTATTGTAGGGGCTCTCGTTATGCTTTTGTTTTTGGAAATTTGGGTTGGGATTTTAGGGCTGTTTATTATGTTTATTTTGGTTTTATGGATACCTCGTTTGGCTAAAATAAATGACAAATTATATTCAAAACTAAACAACCGATTAGAAAACGAGGTGTATTTGATAGAAAAAAATAAAATAGAACATCTCAAGAAACATTATAAATTTACAACAAAATTGAGAATATTGATTTCTAATAGGGAGGCTTTTGGTTATTTTTGTGTAGGGATTTCTGCAACAGCGTTGTTTGGATTGGCATTTGGGATTATGGCAACACAAGGCTATGAAAGTGCAGGGCACATCTATTCTGTTACTACATATCTTTGGACTTTTGTGATTAGTTTGGATGATATGCCATCATTGATAGAACAATATTCTAAACTGAAAGACATAGGAAAGAGAATAGAGAATGAGGAATAA